CAGCAATTCTGGTATGATTGTACGAGTCAAATCCCTTCTTGACTGACATGATATTGTCATCTCCATAGGTCAGGAGAGCAATAACAGTGTCGAAATCAGGGATTCTTCTCCACTTGTCACGCCTGGCAATCTCGTAATACACGTATCGCATATATAGAGAATTAACCAGAGAATTAATAACAACAGTTAGAGGATGTCCAGATGGATTCGATCCAAAAAATTGAATCAAGGTTCCAAAGAAATCATAAGTAGGGTTAGTAATTTCAGCGGCAATGCCGCGCATGATCTCAAGGTCGTCTGGGTCATACTGTCCGCTCTCTTCAGCAATCTCAATGAGAAGTTTGAAAGCAGCAAGCATAAACTTTGGCGACATACGGCCATCGAAGGCTTTGTAGTCACCCGCGACGACACGATCAATACCGTGTTGATAGACGTATTCCATAATATCAGTCCACTCGGGTGAAGCGACATCAATTCCTACAGCACATTCAAAATCTAGCTTATTGTCTTGCATCAGCTTAGATAACAATAGAAAGTACTTACGAACTACCATAGTAAAAGCAATATTGCATCCTGCAAATACTCTTACCTTTTTCTTGCCACATTTGACCGGTTCATCTTTGAGTGAGGCTTTAAAAGGGGTGTTAATTCTTTTTCCAGACTTCAAACATAGAGTAATACGATCGCATTCTTCAATAATCAAATGGTCAATATCTCGAGGACAGCTCTGCATTTCAACAAATCTGTCACTCAATTCAATAAATTGCTCCTTACTTCCACGAAACGGAATACCGGCTGCAGTTTTGAACTCCATAGGATTAGCTCCTTGGACTCCATCCATGCCACCAAGTACGTGATCCCAAGAAATGGGACCAACTTTACCGTCAAGCTTCTTTTTAGGAAACGCTTTTTTGAGTTTACGAGACATATCTTCGTATGCTTTTTCAAATGAACTTCCATTAAACTTGTAAGCAGTATCGGTTTTGTTTGCGATATCTACTTCCTTATGGATACGGTCGGCCATTTTGTAGGGCTTTCCGTGTTGGACAGGGATATTCATAATCTCCTCAACTGACTCAGAAATACACGTATGGACCACATTGGATTTTGG